TCATTAAAGTATTATTTGAAGCATTGTACAATACATTAGGTTTCTCTCCAAAATTTAATATAGAAGTATAATTTGTATAAGAAGTACTAGTTTTTGTTATTTCCGAATCTAAAAATACCCAAAATGATATACTGCATTGATAATCATATTGTGAAGATCCATTAAGATCTTCATATGTTCCGAGTGTTTTAATTTGATTTATATAAATTGGTACATCAACTAATACTTTTCCTCCTTGTAAATACATTTTGTTTAATAATGAAGGAAATATTAAATACGATACTAATAACATAATTATAATAACTAATACAAACACAGAATTTTTAGGAGTTGGTTCTGATTTAGTATTGGATATAATTTTGTATATATAATCATATGCATCAGTAAATATACATGGAATATAAAATATAATGTTTATAATTAAATTAAAAAAACTATTTTTCTTGGAATTTCCATAAGGTAATTTAACAATAAATGTTTTATATACCATTATAAGTACTAAAAGTATCAATATTACATTTAATATAATATTTATTATGCTAGATTGTCCAGCATAATTATTAACATTGTATACTATCCAAGCAATAATTAAACTTACAATTACCAAACTAAATAAAACTAATAAAATTTTTTTAAAAAAGGTTATATTTGATATAACAATTGAATTATTTACAGTTTCAGGAAATAAATTAAATATTAATATAATACTCCATAAAATACAAATTAACAACAATAATATTATTATATATGTCATATTACTGCTACTAATAGTTTCTCCTCTATTTAAAGAAATAGTAACTGCAATTATAAAAATAATAAACGCAATACTTCCAAATACGGATGTTTTTGTAAAATTACTAAATAAATTTTCTGAATTTGGTTTAGTAATTGTTTCGGGTAATGTGAGTAATACAAGTAAATATAAAAATATAAATATAGAAAGAACAATTACTAATGTAGAAGAGTATCCAAAATATTTAGTTATATAACCTCCAGGATCAGAAGTATAATAAACTATGAATAATGTAATTAAACAAAAAAATAATATAATTATTTTTATTCTTTCATAATTAACATTAAACTCATCAATATAATTTGTTTTTAAACAATAATAAAATAATATTGTTGCAATTAATATTGTGAGAGAAATAATAATACCTGAGTATGAATTCAATATATCGGTTGGTAAACTTCTAAAAAAAACAATTAAAAATATAACATATAATATTACATACATAACATTTTTTATTTGAAATAAAAATGTTTTAAAATTTTTTAAATTAGGTAATAATGTAATACATAAAACAAATAATAAAAATATAAAAAATAATACTATAAATGTATTTTGAAAAGCTGCTTCAACTGATTTAATATCTGTAGTAGTATTTATTGTTAATGGAACATTATAAATTATTAAAAAAGTAATTATTATAAGTAATAAAATAAATAAATAAACAGGAATCATTACATAAGGAGTATTTAAATTTACACTATTATTTAAATTATTGTTACTTACATTTATATTTGAACTTTTATTTTCATTTATTGTACCACTAATTGCTTTTTTTATTTTATCAATATTATTTTGTATACTACTATTAAATTTTTGTTTTATATTATCCATATTTATATTACTCATATATTTATAAAATATTTAATTTTACTAATATTTACATATTTTCATTAGCAGTTTTTTTTCCGTGACAATTACGACATAATGCAATTAAATTTTGAACATCATTATCGCCACCATATTCTAATCTAATACGATGATCAATTTCAAATGTATGATCTAATTGTGTGTCACAATGTCCGCACTTCCAGTTTTGTTGGGCTGCAACATATTTTTTTTTAGTTTCACTTACTGATCTTTTTGTGGTTCCTTTACCTGAATTTAATATTTTTTGTTCAGAATTAAAATTATGTCTTGTAGGTTCAATATTGTTAAAAGATTCCATAAAACTATTATCACCATTTCCTTTGGTTGTAAAATCAAATATTGGACTTAACATATCTATGGAAGATTTATCTATAGGCATAAATTTTACGCAATTATTTGCATATAATAACAACTTTTTTCCTTGATTTGGATTTTTTTTTAAAATTAAATATATCCCAATACCTAATAAAGCATAAAAAATCATTTTATAATATTTTTTAAATGATAATAATAATTTAGTATATTTACCATCTACATAAGCATTATATACAAAAAAAGCTGTTAATCCTAATATAAATATTTCTAATCTCATTTATATTATTAAATAATAATATAAATAACTATATACTTTCTTTATAACTTTATTTATTTACATTGCATATTGTTGTGGTATCATATGCGCCTGCGCTCGTTGTTGAGGTTTATATGTTTGTTGTTGTGTAGATGGTTTATTCATTAACATTAACATTGCAAATAAAATAATTATATATGGTAAAAGTACTAATACCCAAGATATTGTTTTATAACCTTTACTGCATATCCAATTTAGTATATATGTCCATACAAATGCAAATATAAGTTTCATAAATATGGCTAAAAATGTAACATTATTAAATAAAGCAAAAATACAAGAAATAATTGCAATTGCAAAATAAAGTTTTGCAGGTGTACAAAATTTAGCAAAGTCTGTTTTCATTTTATATAATTATAATATATTTTATTTTTTTATTTAATTATATATTTGTGGTTTTTTATAATTTTGAAAATTATACTTATAAAAATTATACTTATAAAATATAAATTTATTAGTAAAAAGTTACATATAAATTATATTATTATATATGCGTTATTTTTTTTGTTTTTACTTTAAAATTATTATTATATGTTTTAGTATTTAAATTTTTACTTGTTTTAATAGTTGTTTTATGTGTTACATTTGTAGATATATTGTTTAATGATATAGTATTTATATTTGTATCATTTTCAAACAAATAACTTATGTGATTAAGATCATTCTTTAATTCGTTAATATCAATTGGTTCAATTCTTGGAAGATATAAATATTTAATAAATATAGATTTAATAAAAATAAATAATTCTGTATGTGTTTTATTATTTTTATGCAAAATCTCTAGTATTGAAAAATATGTTGTTATAAATCCCCAAATATCAACTATTTTAATAAAAATATTGTCCAAATAATATCTAAGATTTAAACTCCCATCTTCTTTAAATTTAGTAAAATTAATAAGTATTTCAATAATATAATTACTAATATACGGAATTGTAATGTCATCTTCAATTAAATCTTCATTAACATCATAAAATAAAATTTTCATCATGGTATTTATAAATTTATAATGCCCTTGACCTCTTTTTTTTAACCATGAATAAATATAATCAATAACAAATGGTTTTAAATTATTATAATCAATATTATTTCCATCATTAATATATTTTGTATATTTTTCTACAAAATAATCTGTAAAAATTATTACGGAAAAAGGAACATTAAATTGAAATGGTCTATTTCTCCAAGTTTGTGGAAAAGGATTATTTTTAAAAGGAATATATTCTGTTGTAAGACCCCAATCAATTAATCGTGTATAAATTTTGTTATTATTAATTTTAACTAATACATTTGAATCTTTAATATCACAGTGATATATATTTTGTTCATTCATTTTAAGTATTCCATTAATTAATAATGCAATTAAAGTATTATTTAGTTCTAATAAATTATTGAATTTTATGTTATCATAATAATAATCATCTAATGCAATACCACCATTAGGCATATTTAATGATATAAGATTGTCTAATGAATTATTTATGTTTTGTTTTGTTATATTATTTTTTGACAAAATATTACATTTTTTTGTATAATTTTTTAAATCATTATTTGTTAATTTACTTGGTTTACATATATTTATATTATTAAGTAAAAAATAATTTGTATACTTCGGTATATGTTCAAGTTTAGTTTTTATTTGTTTTATTTTATTGTATTCTTTAAGTGCATATTTTTTAAGCATTAATTTACTAATTTTGTTTTGTGCTCTTTTTTTTCCTTTACATTTAATTGCAGGATTAAAAACACAACCAAACCCTCCTGATGCAAATACTTCACCACCTTTTAAGTATTTTCGTGTTTTTGTTTTCATTAGTATATATTACATCAATATTTTACTTATTTTTTATATAAATAATAAATTATAAATATTAAAAATAGTATTATTCCAAAATATACTATTTTCTCTCTTAATTTATTATATTCAACCATTTTAGTGTTTGTCGATTTATATTCATCATAATATTTAATATAAAAATCTTGTAATGAAAGTTCAGGTTTTTCAATTTTTTGATTTATTTTATTATGAATAAAATGCACCCATCTAATAAATGAATCACGGTTATCTAAATATGAAGTAATCGGATATTTGTCAATTAATTCACTAAACTCAGTAGACATTTTTTCAATAGGAATAAATAACGGTAAATTTTGAATAAATTCATAATATTTTTTTTTAGTAATTGTATTTGGTCTATGTGGATATGTAAGTGCAATTGTATGTAAAAAAAACCAATAATGTGGTCCCCATATTGTTGGATCTAGATAAGTCATTAGATTAAAATAACATAAAAATATGTTTAATTAAACATATATAAAAGCAATGAATAAAAATATAAATTTATGTAATAATTGTGGAAAACATGGACATTTATTTCACCAATGTAAATTACCAATAACAAGTTATGGAATAGTTGCATTTAGAAAAGTTTCAAATAAGTTGCAATACTTAATGATTCGCCGTAAAGATAGTTTTGGATATATTGATTTTATTAGAGGTAAATATTCACCATATAATATATTTCAAATTCAAAATATTGTAAATGAAATGTCAATATATGAAAAAGACAAATTATTAAATGATACATTTGAAAATTTATGGAAACAAATGTGGGGAAATGTAACGCATTCACAATATAAAAATGAAGAACTTCAGTCTGCAAAAAAGATGGAATTAATACAAAATAGTTCTGAAATAAATTTAAAAAGTATTATTGACAATAGCACTACACAATGGACTGAAACTGAATGGGAATTTCCAAAAGGTAGACGAAACACCAAAGAAAATGAAATTAATTGTGCTTTAAGAGAATTTGAAGAAGAAACAGGAATAAAACAAAATAAACTAACTATTATAGAAAATGTATTACCATTTGAAGAGATATTTATTGGTACAAATCATAAATCATATAAACATAAATATTATTTAGCATATATGAATTATATAGAAGATGAAAATTTACATAATTTTCAAGTTACAGAGATAAGTAAAATAGAGTGGAAAACTATAGATGAATGTTTAGAAGCAATAAGACCATATAATTTAGAGAAAAAACAAATAATTATAAATATTGATAAATTATTACAAGAATATATAATAGTATAATATGTATACAAATAAAATTAAAACAGATTCATTAGAACAAAGTAAAAGTATAATTTCTGAAGATACAAATACAAATACTAATGATTCCTTATATTCTTGTGATGATAATTTGAAAGAAGAATTTGAAAAACTTAATTGTGATGATGAAAATATGTATTCAAGTAAATGTAATAAATTTTTGTTAAAAAAAGAAATACTTGAGGGTAAATGTGTAGAAGATACCCCTTATTTATATCCTAATTTAAATGATTCTAATTTTAATATTAAAATTGCTTCTAAAAAAGAATTTAATGACACCAAATATAATGGTACTGTTTATACAGATGTTAAAAAACATGCAGATGAATTAAGCAAAGCAGAATTTGAATTATCACCACATCAGATATTTGTGAAAAACTTTATGTCATTTCAAACACCATATAGCAGTTTATTATTATTTCATGGGTTAGGTAGTGGAAAAACATGCAGTGCAATTGGTGTATGCGAAGAAATGCGTGATTATATGAAACAAACAGGAATAACAAAAAGAATACTTATTGTTGCATCTGAAAATGTACAAGATAATTTTAAATTACAATTGTTTGATGAGAGAAAGTTAAAATTAGTAGATGGAATTTGGAATATACGTGCATGTACAGGAAACAAATTATTGCAAGAAATTAATCCAATGAATATGAAAGGAATTTCAAAAGAAAAAGTTATAAGTCAAATTAAAAACATTATAAATACTTATTATATATTTTTAGGGTATGGTCAATTTGCAAATTATATTATTAGAACAATAAGTAATGACGAAGAAATTACAAATACAAAAAACCAAAACAATTCAAAATTATTAAATAGCAGAACAATAAAAAAATTAAGAAAAGAATTTGATGGAAGATTAATAGTCATAGATGAAGTACATAATATTCGTAAAACAGATGACAATGAAAATAAAAAAGTAGCATTATATTTAGAATTACTTGTACAATCTGTACAAAATATGAGATTTGTATTATTGTCTGCAACACCGCTATATAATAGCTATAAAGAAATCATTTGGTTGTTAAATTTAATGAATACAAATGATAAAAGGTCAAAAATTGAAGTAAATGATATTTTTGATAAAAATGGAAATATTAAAAAAAAAGGAAAAGAATTACTTATTAGAAAAGCTACAGGTTATGTATCATTTGTTAGAGGTGATGATATATATACATTTCCTTATAGAGTATATCCTAATATTTTTGCAAAAGAAAATACATTTCCATTTGTTAAATATCCTTCATACCAAATGAATTTAAAAAAAATAAAAAATGAAGATAAAAATCGTATATTAAGTTTATATTTAACAACTATAGGTGATTGCAATACTTGTGGTACATGTCAATATTGTGCATATAGATATATTATTTATAATTTAAGAAATAAAACATTCACAACTACTACTAAAAAAGGTGTTGTGAGAGAAATGCCTAATTTTGAAAATATGGAATCTTTTGGGTATACATTATTACAAATACCTCTTGAATCTTTAATTATTTCATACCCTATACAAGGTTTAAAAATGTTGCTTGAAAATATTGAACCTGATAAATTTTCAGAAGAATTATCGCCAAGTTTATCAGAATTATCTAAATTAGAAAATGAAAATAATGAAGAAAATGATTTGGAAGAAGCATTAAAAACAAATATTTCAGAATTATCAGAAAACGAAGATGAATCAGAAATAGCAAATGTATCTGATTTGGAAGAAGAAGAAAATGAAGAAAATGATGATGAAATAAATACAAATATTTCAGAATTATCAGAAAACGAAGATGAATCAGAAATAGCAAATGTATCTGATTTGGAAGAAGAAAATGACAAAAATACTAATAAAATTGGTGGAGTAAAATCATCATCTGAAATATATTCACCATCAAGAATATTAATAGATCCACACGAGCTTACAGGTAAAAAAGGTCTTGAAAGAATTATGAATTTTATAGATGAAAAAACACCTCCTCAAAAAGGGAATTTTGAATATAAAAAAACAACACTTGATAATTACGGTAAAATTTTCTCTCAATCTAAAATTGGAAAATATAGTTCTAAAATAAAATGTATATTAGATAATATTTATAATCCATCAACAAATACAGTTTTTGAAGGTATAATTTTAATATATTCACAATATATTGATGGAGGA